GCTCGCGCGTTGTTCGTCGAGCGCGGCAAGGTCGGTCGGATTGAAGTCGGAACTCATGAGTGCGGAGAATACGGGCGCGTGTTCGGGGTATGGTTACGGCTATTCGCCGTAGATCCGGTTCGCGATCGGCTTCGGTGCGCTGTTCCCGTTCGCGAGTTCCATGTCGGTGATCTGCAGGTTCATGCTCTTATCCGCGCCGTCCTGGTTCTCGTACTGCGAGATGCTGCAAACCTCGACGAGCGCGGTGAGTTGCATCACCGTGCCGACCGGCGGCAGTTCGGTGATGCCCAGCTTCGCGAGGATGTCGTCATCAAGGCAGATCGACAGTCCGTACGGGTATTGCGGCAGATCGTCGTCTGTGCCGCCGAGCATCGTGTCGGCCTTGGCTTCGGCCGCGGTGAGCTTCATCGAGATCATTGCGGGCCGCCTGTGTATCCGGTGAGGTTGCTCATGGTGTCGGACAGCACATTGCTGGCGCCGCCTTGCGTCGGTGCCTGCGCGGCCGTCTTCGCCGTCTCTGCTGCCTGCTGCATCTGCGCCTGCTGCGCGGCCTGCTGCGCGGCCTTGGCGCGTGCTGCGCGCTGCGCGTCGCGTTGATCGGGATCGACGTCGAGTGCCGGATCGGTGCCAAGCGCATCGGTGTACTGCTCGTACCATCCATCGGAGTCGAAGTTATCGAGCACCGTGACGGGCTGCTGCGCTTCGAGCTGCAACTGCGCCACGCCGCTAAGCGCCATGACCAGCTTGTCGATGCTGTTCGTGCCGATCTGCTTCTGTGCCTGCGCGAGGATCGAGACGAACTCAACCTGCAGTGCCACGCCGGCCAGTTCGGGCGGGGGCGGCGGCAGGAGACCCGCTTCTACGATGATGTCGAACGCAGCATCGACGAGTGGCTTCAGCAGTTCATCGTGCAGGCGCTCGATCACCGGCCCGAGCATCAGCATCTTTTCTTCGTGCAGTTCCGCGACTTCAGTCGCCGTCATGTTCGCGTTGGTGTTGTTCGCGAGCATGAGGAACAGGTCTTCGTAGAACGCGCTGCGGATGCGTTCGCGCACGTCCTGGATATCCTGCAGCAGATACTGCAGCGGGAGATTCACTTCATAGATCGAGCGGATGCCACCGTTCGGCGTGGCCGAATCCGCGTACGAGATGCCGCCCGGCAGCGTGTCGATATCGTGATTCTTCAGCGACGTCGGCACCTGTAAAGGCGGCTTCGTCATGTAGTCGATAGCCTGGCCCTTGCGCAACTGCTCGTGCTGCAACTGGCGGATATCGCCCAGCGCGTCCATTGCGGGACCGTTGCCGTAGATGTCGCCGCCGTAGGTTGACCAGCGCGGCGCGACCACGCGGAATTTCTTGAAGCCACCCACGGACAGCAGCGCGTTATCGCCGCCTGTCGTGCCCTGGTTGGATGTCTGCTGCGAGTCCGACGAGCCGCCGACTTCGAGATAGGTCGACGTCCACGCCATGTTGCGTGCGTCCGACTTGCTCGGATCGCGGTCTTCGTTCGGCTCGATGCAGTGGATCACCGTGCGCCACACGTCCAGGTTGCCCGAGTCGTACATGCGCCGCGTGTTGTCGCTCACGTTCGCGTAGCCGAACTGCTTCACGAGCTGCGCGACGGTCTTCTGGAATTCGCGATACAGCGTATCGACTTCGCCGCGGTCACTGGTCGAGATGCAATACTCGCCGGCCGTCAGCGGGTACATGCGGATCACGTCCTGGTAGTCCGTCATGATGATCGCGACACTGGTGCCGAACGCGCCGATTTCCTCGTACATTGAGTGCAGCGAGCGGTACACATTGGACCGGTTGAACACGTCGAGAATCAGCTTCGTGACAGCCGAGCACCACGCCTTGACGGGCTTCTTTTTGTTCAGGTCGTCATACGGCGTCTTGAGTGCGATCCACGGGCGTGCGGGCGATGTAGCCCCGGCCATGAGCCCGGCGCCGAGCACGCGCAGGGATTTCGTAGCCGTGCTGTCGAAGATGTTCTGGTTGCGCCGGTTGCCGCGGTTGCGATCCTCGACGAAGAAGCGGCCCGCGCGCGGCAGCAGGACATTGCTGATGTCCTTGTACTCGCGAATCCATGACGAACGCTCATTCTTCAGCGCGTACCATCGCTGGAGAATGAGTTCCTTGCGCGTCTTGACCGGCTTCGCATTGCCGCCCGACTGACTCGGTTTCTCGGCTGATGCGTCCGGTTGTGCGCTCTGGTCGTTCGTGAGAAGCGTGGCCATCAGCTACCCAGCAACGTATTCGAGCCGAGGCCCGCGCCACCGAGGTTGAGCGACGAGCCTGCAACGCCGCCCGCTCCGGTCAGCAGCGTGGATGCCGGGCCGCTGTTCACGCCCGCAGCCGCAGCGGTGCCGCCGGGGTTGAGCGCCGACGTGTCTGCGGCCGTGCCTTTTTGCGCGGTGCCTGCGGCGGCTTTTGCCTTGTCCGCTTCGCCGCGCTGGTTCGCGGCCTGCTGGTTCGCCTGAACGTGCGACGCGACGGCGGCGCCAGCGCTGATAGCAGCGGTCGCGCCAGCGACGATAAGTGCGAGTGAACTCATGGCGTTTCCTTCGTAATCGTTACGTTGCCGGGGGCTCTCGCCAGCAGCCCCGATTCGTCGGTCATGTCGGCTTCTGCTTCTTCAACCGATTGCGCATCGCTCGGCAGGATCATCGTCATGTGCGTTTCGGCGTGCGTTCTGAACAACGCCTTGCGCCCGCGAAGACCGGGCAGCACGTGAAAACCTGTAAGCCGCACCGCTTCGGTTCCAGTGAACATCGTCACGTCACCGTGCAGCACCAGCACGGTCGCGCGGCGCAGTACCGTGCCCGATGCAACAACGCCCGCCGGCAGATGGGCGGTGCGCCCGTACATGCCGCCGTGAATCAGGTGATCGATCGTTACTTCGACCTGCGGCAGTTCGCGCAGGCCAGCATCAATTTCGCGCAACGTGTCGAGCGTCGTCCGGTCAGGAGCCACAAGCGAGAGCGCACGTTCGGCAACGTCATTCATGACCGAAGCCCTTGAAGTACACGCGATTCGTCGCGCGGTATCCGATTCGCGGCAGGATCACATCGAGCCGGCTTTCGGCTGGCGCGCTGATCATCAGACCGAGCGCTCCGCGTTCCTTCGCGATCTGCTCGGCCAGTTCCCGGATCTGCGTGCCGGCGCCGCCTTTGCGTGCGCTTGATGCGACGAAGAACGAGATCAGGCAACCGATCAGCTTCGTGTAGTGGGGCAGCACCGTGAGCGTCACGACGCCAAAGCCGACCAACTCGTCGCGGTGTGCCCCCACGTCCCATGCGCCGATGCACTGCGCCACACCTGCGGCTTCCATCGCGCGATACGCGTCGGCGTCAACCTTCGGCTCACCGAACTCCGGCATGCGTCCAGACTCCGCGGCGTATTCCGCACAAAGCGCGTCGAAGCCCGCCGCACTGGCGAGTTGATCGAATGTGCATTTGTGGGTAACTGCGAACATGATCCTCACGCGTACGGGTTGTGCTCGCCACGGTTGCGAGGCATCGAATATGCGTACGGATCGTATTCGGCGCTCCGATCGGTATGGTTACGTTGCAGCATGTGGATCTTCGGGGTGTCGATCAGTGCAAGGATCGCCGCGGAGCCTGCATCAGGCGAGCGCCCAATACGGGCGATGATCTCGTCGCGCGATTCCACCTTGATCTTTCGGCCGCGCAATTCCCATGTCGGCGCGGTGAGATCGGCCGCAAGCTCCTTGTCGGGGGGCAGGGCGATACCGTTGTTTGCGGTTGGGTCAAGCGCCTCGCGCATGCGCCACCATAGTTCGCTACGCAGGTTGAAGAACTCAAGTCGCCCAGACTTGTCCATGCCGCGCGCGGATTCGGACACGTTGACGCCGATGACAGGCTGGTTGGCGTTGTTCAGGAAGTCGTACGGCGAGGCGCCAATGCCGATGACGTCGATATGCATCGGCGCGTTGTCACGCGTTGCCGCGAGCACAAGCCCGGCAACGGTCGGGCCATCCGGTGTGGCCGCGCCCGGGTACTTGAGCAGCTTGTCGAACCACATGCCGTGGCGCCGCGCGATGATGGTTGCATCCCGCCCGCCGCGCGCCACGTCGATGCCTGTCGAGTCCATCGGTGGTTTCACGTCCAGATCTTTCCAGCGCGCCATTGCAGCATCGACCCACGCCGTGGGGATTACCTGCATCGCGTCGTCTTCGATGCCGGCGTTGAAGTCGCCATTGAGCATTTGTGACCTCAAAGGTTCGGGTAGCGCCTGCAGCGTCGACACATAGCCGGTGCCCATCAGGTACGGGTTATCGCTCACGCGCGACGGGATGAACGTACGCGACAGCGGCGTGATGATGTCGGTCGGTTTGAATTCGGCGGGGTTGAAGTCGTACACGCGCTGATCGCCCACGAGCACGAATGGCGTGTTGTCAGGGACTTCGATGTCTTTCGCATTGACGGTAGCGAACCATCGCAGCTCGCCCGGCTTGGCGGGGTTCGGGTGCTTGCGATCGATCCACGGTGCAAAGAACTCGATCACCCAGCGTCCTGCTGCTGTCGTGGGTGGGTTGAACGTGAGCAGCGCGCGGCACCGCTGCTCGGGCGTAGTTGTACGCATCCAGCCCATCAGGAAGCGCACAGCGGCTTCGCGGTGGTTCGCTGCCTCGTCGTACACCAGCAGATCGTGCGGGCGGCCCTGGTACTTGGATTCGTCGCCCGGATTCGGGTATGAGCCGAACTCGATCTGGCGCGCTACGCCGTCGATCTCGGTGCGCCAGATGTTGTCCTTCCCGTTGTACCCATTGCGCGAGCCAAGCAGCTTCGTAAGCCGGTCAATAACGCCGGTTAGCTCGGTACCGTTCTCGCGCAGGATCATGGTGTTCTCGTGCTGGGTTAGCGCGAGTCCACATGCGAGATCGGTCTTGCCGCCGCCCGCGGCGCCACCATACCCGGTGATGTCCGCAAGCGAATAGAACGCGTCACGTTGCGGGCCGGCGAGCGGCGACCATATCGGGGGGCTGAAAGTGGCGAGCAGGCTATCAGCTTCGGCGAGTTCTTCCGGCGTCATCCACGGCCGCAACGCCTCCAGGTCGTCCAGGTCGTCCAGATTCATAGCAGATCTGAGCCGTCGTCCGTTTCCTGCTTGCGCTGCGCGGCAGCCGCACGAATGGCGGCCAGCTTCGCGGCGCGGTCTTCGGGAGTCAGGTTCAACGATTCGCCGCCTGTAGTCATGTCTATGCGCTGCCCGAACTTGCGCGGGAACCACACGGCCAGCAACTTGAGGCGCGTCTCGATCTGCAGCTTGCGATGCCCGAGCATGTCTTCGCGCACGACCTTGTATCCCTCGTCGCTTTCTTCCGTGCGCTCGCCGAGCTTGGTCGTGTCTGCGATTTCGAGTGCCTGTTCGGCGATTGCGTCGCCACCGAGTTCACGCGCATGCGCGAAGCGTCTGGAAAAGTCGGGGCGTGCTGACTTCCAGTCGTACACGGTCTGCCACGCCGGCATGTGATCGTCGCGGCAAATAGCGCGCAGCGTCTCGCCGCCAGCTAGTCGGCGGCAGATTTCAGCGTCAATTTCGAGGGTGTAAAGAGTTGGGCGTCCCATGCACCGAATCGTGCAAGGCAATGACTGTCGTATGGTTACGCTATCGTGCGAAAGCGCGTTGCAGACTGCGCCCGCACGCGGTAATTGCAGATGCGCCAGACCTGCATACGGCTGATCTCGAACTTGATCGCGATCACGCGATACGAAAGCCCTTCCTCGTGCAACCGGCGGATCATCTCCACGGCGGCATCGCTCAATTTCGCGCGCTGGTGATCCTGACCCACACGCAAACCGCGCTCATTTACCCCGATCATCTTTTTCATCTTCGGCACCTCTGAACGCGTAATTTTTTGCTTAGTTCACCTAGATCACCTAGACCACCCAGTTTGGAAACTTAGTAATTTCGCCCTATACATCACACGCAGTATTGATATAAAAAGGTGATCTAGGTGATCTAGGTTGTCTAACTGCATGCTGGGTAAGGCTTTGCGCCTAGATCACCTATCGAAAACAGGTGATCTAGGTGGTCTTATTCGGGCTTGATCCACACGAATTGCTGTTTCTTGTTCACTGACCGACGATCACGCACATAACCCAAAGCTTGCAAAACTTTGCCAATTCGCATTTCTTCGCGCTTTCCAATGCTCTTTGCGTCAAACCGAAGCGCGTCAACCAGCACGTCATTTGCGCGCAAAAATTCGCGCGTTCGCGGCGTGGTAGTCTCATTTTCGAAATCGCCCGGCGTGTCGAGCCACTGATCGACAATCGGCGTCCACGCATCCGAGATCTTGTGCGACGCATGCACGTGCACCGCGAGGCGTTCGGCGTCGCGCCAGTCGATGTCGGTCAGGTCGTACACGACGCACGCTTCGGCCCACAATTGCAGGCAGTCGCGCGCGATGCCTTCGGGGTCGCATACACCGACACAGATCGGCAACCAGCGCCGCTCGCCCGTCTCGTCGCCGAGGAATTCTTCCTGGTTGGTGGTTCCGAAGAACAGGAAGCGCCGGGCAAAGTGGGTGTTGAACTCTTTGTAAAGCGTTCGCCATTCCTCGTGCGTGCGGCTGATAAACGCCTTGATCGACTCGGCGTCGCGCGTGTGCAGGCCGCGCAGTTCGCCCAGCTCAAGCACGAGCCGCCCACGCATGCGCCGCGAAGCTTCTGCGTCGCGCTCGGCGAGGTTCAGTTCGGAATAGAAGTCGATAGCCGGCGCGAGCGCCTTGACCGCGCGTGTCTTGCCTGCGCCCTGCTTGCCGACGAACACCGGCGCCATCGGTGCTTCGCAGCCCGGCGACAGCACGCGCCCGGCCATGGCCGTCCACATGTAGCGCGACACAGCGCGCACGTATTCGCTGTCGGTGACGCCCATGTATGTGGTGAGGAAAGATTCGATGCGCGACACGCCGTCCCATTCGAGCGTGCGCAGCCACTGGATCGCGCTGTCGAAGCGGTTGTCGTCGGCCACGAGCCACACGCCGTCGCGCATCATTTCTTTGTTCAGCTTCTTGAAGCCTTGCTGCTCAAGCCTGATCTGCAGGCGCGTGTAATCGGCATCGGTAAAGCCGCGCCAGTCGTCGGTGCCCTGGGCGGCCAGCATGATCTCGGCGCGGAACTCGTCGAAGCGGATGTGCACGCCGGCTTCGAACGGATCGGCGAGCCCTTTGACCACGTTCTCGATGATCGCCAGGATCTCGCCATTGTTATTGCGCTTGAACCCCGGCCGTGAGCGCTGCGGTGCTTCGCCGGGCGCCGTGGCGACGACTTCGAAGTCATCTTCGATAGGCTCCTGCCAGCCGTACTCGCGCGCGGTGTGCAGGATCGTGCGGGCGGTGATCGCGCCGCGCTCGCCGTCGTGCGCCTGCTTGATATGCGGCCACACACGATCGTTGAGGAAGTCAGGCGCGTACTTGCTCGACCGCGCCGAGAACTCGTGAGCCAGCGCGAGCCCTTCATCCGATCCGCTCGTCGCGTGGTGCAGGGCGAAAATGATGTTGCGCCACGCCTCGTAATCGAGTTCGTCATCGCCCGAGTTGGGGATTGCGTCGAGCGCGGCGCGGACCTGTTCAAGCTCGACCGACACTTCACCGACAGTGGGCGCGACTGGCTGCTCGCGCTCGACGACGGGCACCGGGTTGGATATCGCCCAGTCGATATCGGCGGCGTAGTCTTTCGGCATGTCGTCCAGTTCGAACGGATCGAGCGGCACAGATGCGCCGGCCAGCGGCAGCACGAACATATTGCCGAAGCCGTCGGCGGGCACGCTATTCTGCTTCGGGAAAATCTCGACTTCACCGCGGGAGACACCGCCAACGCCGGAACGCAGGCCGCACATCTCAAGCACGGTGCGCAAACCGTAGCGCACGCTGTACGCGTCCTGCGGCGAGTCCCATAGCAGATAGATATGCAGGCCCGCGCCACCGGATGACCGGAACGGAATAGGGCGCATGCCGAACTGCTCCATCGCGGCCATGACCTTGAGCGCTACGGCCTGCATCTCGGGCCAGGGTGTTTCGCCCTTGTGTGAGTCGAGATCCAGCGCAGCGACAAGCGTCGTGCTGGCGCCGGGCTCGATCTGCGCGACACCGTAAGCCGGTCCACCATTGACGTGGTGTGCGAGCTTGGCGTCGGTGAGCTTCTGGCGCGTGTGGGACATCTTACCGTCGCGCTTGACCCAGCAGTGGGAAGTGACGACGCGCGAGACGATCGGCGCGAGCGCGGCGACCAGGGTTTCGTTATTCATGCAGCCGCCTTGGCAATGCGCTCGATCTGCAGCGCCTCGTAATCAGGATTGAGTTCGCAGCCGATGTACTGACGACCGAGGCGCAACGCTACCGCGGCAGTCGTGCCACTCCCCATAAACGGATCGAGCACGATATCGCCGGGCGCACTGCCGGCGAGAATGCACGGCTCGATTAGCGCTTCAGGAAATACCGCGAAATGCGCGCCCTTGTAGGGCTTGGTGTTAATGCTCCAAACGCTACGGCGATTCCGTTTTTCCGTGCTACCCACGGCCTTCATATTGCCGTTCGTCTTGCCTGGTACGCGGTCGCTGCCAACCTGCGTCGCGAGCGACGCTTGCGAGAGCCGCGCAACCGTACTGGTGGCAACTGGCTCCTTAATCGCATCCGCGTCGAAGTAATAGCGTTCCGACTTCGAAAGCAGAAACATGTATTCGTGCGCCTTGGTGCAGCGGTCGGTAACACTCTCTGGCATCGGGTTCGGTTTGTGCCAGATAATGTCCTGACGCAGATACCAACCATCGGCGCGCAGCGCGAAGGCCAGAAGCCAAGGGATGCCGATTAGGTCTTTCGGCTTGAGCCCGGTGTTCTGTCGCGTGCGACCGACACCGGTGCTTCCGTGCAGAGCCTTGGCGTGCTTGCCACCGCTTGAACCACCCCATTTACCATCGTTCGCATAGCTGTCACCGATGTTCAGCCACAGCGTGCCATCGTCGGCCAGCACGTCGCGCACACCGCGAAACACGTCGACCATAGCCGCGATATATTCGTCGGGCGTCGCCTCAAGTCCTAGCTGGCCTTCGTGCCCATAGTCGCGCAGCCCGAAATACGGCGGCGACGTAACGCACGTGCGGGCTTGCACGCCGGCCATCTCGAACGCGCTCAACGACTCGCGGCAATCCCCAAAAAGAACGGTGTTCACGAGGAATAATCCCCTTTTCTTAAGACGAAATAACCCCACGCCGCGTAGGGGAATTCCCTAGCAGCTTTCTTTTTCGGCTAATGTTCGGTCCGTGTTAGGCTTGCCCTTACACAGATACGGGTAAGCCGTCAGTCGGATTTGGATACCGCTCGGGTGCCAGCATGTGGGGTGTGAACTCCCAGCTGGTCAGCTCGGCGAGCGCGAGCACGCGGTCTGGCGGAAGACGGTCCTTTTCAATCCATTCGTATACGGAGATCCGCGAGATGCCCAGCGACCGCGCCACTGCCCCCGCTTTCCCCGCCTTATCTACTGCTTCCTTGATGATGGACACCGGCAACTCCCTACAAATGTTAGGCGTTTCCGGACATTCTAGTCAGGAGCCGCCGTACAGTCAACAGAATGTACGGGGGATTTCGGCATGACGCTCGGCGATCGTATCCGCGAGAAGCGGAAAGCCAAGGGAATGACGCTCCAGCAACTCGGCGACGTGTTCGGCATCTCCCGGTCTTCGGTGTCGGATTGGGAGCGTGGCGCAACGCGCCCGGACCAGAGCAAGCTTGTCAGGCTGGCCGAATCCTTGGACACATCCATGGAATACTTACTCGGAAATAGTGACCTGAAAGCCCCTGTAATCGTTAAATCGGAAACAGGTACCGCGCCTACAGTAATAGACCGCAACGTAGCCGGTACCGACCAGCCGGCCGGAAAGTTGCCGGTTATATCTTGGGCGCAGGCCGGGGAATGGGGTGACAAATTGAATGCAAAGGACTTGGGGGATACAGTGGAATGGGTGACGAGCCCGTACCCTGGAGAATTCGTTTTGCGTGTAGTGGGTGAGAGCATGTACAACCCCGGCGGCGATCTGTCGTTCCGGGACGGGGATCTGATCTCCGTGAGCACGACGCGGGAAGCCGCGCACCGCAAGCTGGTGATCGTCCAGCGCCGCGGCGAAGCGGTGCCGACGTTCAAGCAGTACCTGATCGAAAACGACGGCTCGGTGTTGCTGCACGCACTGAACCCGAGCTGGCCTAACAAGTATCTTCCGTTCGACGAGCAGTGCCACGTCGTGGGCGTCGTGACCGGACAATGGAGAGAACATTAATGGACTTCGTCTTCTACGCTGCACGCTCCCTGCTCGACGCCGGGCTCGGCTTCGGCGCGCTGTTCGCTGTTTCGGCCGCAATGGTCCACTGGCGCGAGCGCCATGTCAGGCGCGATCACGCTTACTGGAACGGCCACACCTGACGTAACTCCCCGCTTCTGATCGATACCCGCCAATGCGCGGGTATTTTTTCGTCTTTGATGTACGGTAACGCTTGACATGGGTTCTGCGTCGCCCTACATTACGTGTACGGCGTTGCCAAACACGCCTGACAGGAGACGCGGTCATGAGCCAGCTAGCGCAAAACCTCTTTGAGCTTCAGCGCCTGAAGGGAAAAGGCGGCGGTGCTCTGACCGAACACCTGTTACGTGAAGTCGCAGCCGATCTGATCAGCGAAGGCGTTGCAGCCGACGTCGTGGCGATTGACTGATGGCCGGCATCTACACGCTGGCGGCTCTGGTTGTTGTGCTGTGGGCCGCGCTTGCACCTTTCTTTAACTAGGAGCCCTACATGTCGCTCGAAGAACAACTCGCCGCCAATACCGCGGCACTCAAGGAACTGACCGCCGCGCTGCTCGCAGGCGGTGTCGTGAAGAACGCGCAGGCCACGGCCGAGGCGCACTCGTCGCCGGCAGTGCAGGCCGTCGTCAAGGCACAGAAGGCGGCAGACGCAAAAAAGCCGGAAGCGGCGAAGGCTGCGCCTGCGGAAACTGCCCCGGCTGCGTCTGGCGAACAGTCTGCACCGACTGGCGAATCATCTTCGAGCGAGCCGACCGAACTGCAGCCCTGGGCGGAAAAGACGGCGGCCAAGTTCGCTGAACTGAAAGACGCCGCGCCGGATCTCGAAAACGTGCGCAAGGCCGTGCTCGGCATCAACTCGCTGATCGGTCGCGAGCAGGCGACGGCAGTGCTCGGCCGCTTCGGCGTCCAGGCTGTCACGCCCAAAGACAATAAGAAGGGGCTCGACGAGTCGCAGTACGCCGAGTTCTTCGCGCTTTGCCTGGAAGTGCTGTCGGGCAAGGTCGACGCAACCGCTTCGATGGTGTCGGAATGACACCCGCCACCGAAGAACGCGCTCACGCGCTGTTCTCGCCTTCGTCGGCCTACACGTGGATTGCCTGTAAGGCGTCCACCGCCGCGCAACTCGGCCAGCCCGACGACAGCAGCGAGTTCGCCGACGACGGCACCGCGAGCCACGAACTGGCTAAGTGGTGTCTCGACGCCGGCACCGATGCCGCTGCCTACATGGGCCGAGTAATCAAGGTCGGGGAACGCGAGTTCGAAGTCGACGACGAGCGCGCCGAGTACGTGCAGATGTATGTCGACGGTGTGCGCGAGCGCATCGACGCGTACAAGCTCACCGGCGCCACGGTCGAAGTGTTCATCGAGCAACGTCTTTCGATCGAGCACATCACCGGTGAGAAGGGCGCGAAGGGCACCAGCGACTGCGTGCTGATCGCCGTGTGGCCGGATGCCCGCGCCGAGATCTGCGTCATCGACCTGAAGTACGGCCGCGGCGTCGAAGTGTCGGCGGTCGAGAACTACCAGGGAATGATCTACGCCGAAGCAGCGCGCAACGAGCACGCCGACTTTTACGACTTCACCAGCGTGCGGATCGTGATCCACCAGCCGCGCATCAGTGAGAAGCCCAGCGAGTGGGAGATCGAACCACTGCAGTTACAACAGTGGATCCAGTACGTCGCGAAGCCCGCAGCCGAGCAGGGAATGCTCTACGTCGAGTCGGTCGACTTCGTGCCGCTCAGCCTGGGTGACTTCGTTGTGACCGAGAAGGGTTGCCGGTTCTGCAAGGCGAAGGCCGTATGCCCGGCACTCGCGAAGCACGTCGAAGAAACGATCGGCGCTGACTTCGAGACGCTCGTTGCGAACCACGAGAGCCAGACCACGGGCGGCCCGGAGATTGCCGAACTGCTCGACAACGACAAGCTGGGCACGATCTACACGTCGCTCGACCTGATCGACTCGTGGGCCAAGGCCGTGCGCGGGCGCATCGAGCACGAACTGCTGAACGGCAACGTGGTGCCGGGCGTGAAGCTCGTGCAGGGCCGTCGCGGCGCACGTCAGTGGTCGAGCACCGAAGAAGCTGAAGCGCTGCTCAAGTCGATGCGGCTCAAGCAGGAGCAGATGTACAACTTCAAGCTGATCAGCCCGACGCAGGCCGACAAGCTGCTCGCCAAGGAATCGCCGCGCCGCTGGAAGAAGGTCGAGTCGCTGATCGTTCAGCGCGACGGCTCGCCGTCAGTGGCGCCCGAGTCCGACAAACGCCCGGCGCTGGTCATTGCGCCGCCCGCTGACGACTTCGAAGTCGTGACCGCTGACGAGGGGGACGACCTGTGCTAACCGATCGCGAAATCGTTGCCGCGCTCGTCGCCAGCGGTGAGAACCAGTCGCAGGCAATGCGCCGGGTGAAGGACCGCGACGAGCATCTGCGCGTGAACGCGCTGCGCAGCAAGGCGCGCCGCGACCGGATCGCGACTGCGGCGATGCACGCCCTGCTGATCAAGTCGGCGGATGCCGACGTGAAACCCGCCGACTTTGCGCAAGGTGCTGTAGCGCAGGCCGACGCCCTTATCGCGGAGCTGGACAAATGAACACGATTCCCACTTTCAAGCAGCCCCATGTGCTCAGCGCGTTATTGCCGCCCGACGCGCGTATGTCCCTCGCCCGGGCGGCGCACGAAGCGAAATACACCAAGGATGTGCTGGAGCGTGAAGTGATCGTCGAAACCGCTATAGCGCGCATCCGTCTGCAATATCCGTCTTACTTCAAGGATTAAACATCATGGCAATCGTCAAACTTCTGAATGCTCGTCTGTCGTTCCCGGATCTGTTCACCGCTGTGCAGTTCGAAGGTGCAGGCCCGTTCAGCTATCGCGCCGCGTTCCTGCAACCCGAAGATCAGCCGGTCATGCTTCAGCAGGCCGACAAGTCGTGGAAGAAAACCACGATGGGTAAGGTGATCGAAGCCGTCGCGGCCGAAGCGTGGAAGGCCAAGGCGCCCGCGATCCTCAAGACGCTCGAAGGCAACCCGCAGAAGTGCTGCTGGTACGACGGCAATATCAAGGAATACGACGGCTACGAAGGCAACTATGTGCTGTCCGCATCGCGCGGTCAGGACAAGGGCCGCCCGCTGATCGTCGACAACGACAAGGCGCCGCTGACCGAATCGGACGGCAAGCCCTACGCCGGCTGCTACGTGAACGGCACTGTGGAAGTGTGGGCGCAGGACAACAAGTTCGGCAAGGGTATCCGCGCCACGCTGCGCGGCGTCCAGTTCGTCAAGGACGGCGACGCATTCAGCGCCGGTACGCCGGTTAGCGACGACGACTTCGACAAGATCGAAGCCCCGGAAACCGAAGACGACATCGCGTAAGCGCCACCCCGGCGCACGGCGCCGGTTCTCACCTTTTCGAAACTTGGAGCAAGCATCATGTCACGCATCAAAAACAACCTGACGGGCGACGTATTCGAAGCCCCGGCCCGCGACTTCGCGAACGAAGCCGACTTCACGATCGTCGACTCGTCGACCCCGATCACCGCCGAGCCGCCCGTCGCGGTGAGTGCTGCGGGGGAGTCCGTTACGTCTGCATCGGACCCTGCCGAACCGGCTTCATCTGGCACGACCGACACACCAACCGATACCCCGTCTTCGGAGCCGGCATCGACCCAAACCGACGCGAGCCCGGCGACGACTTCAGCATCGACAGCGGACCCCGTACCCACCGCGGCCAGTACGACGGATGGCACCGCACCGTCGGACCAAGGTGACGCGGGAAACGTTTCTACGACCGCCACGGATTCTGGTACGACGAGTGCGACGGTCGACCCGCTTACGCCTACGTCGGATACCGGTACGACAGCTGCGACTGCGGATGCAAGTGCTTCACCGTCGACGACGAGCGTGTCTACGGATGGCACTGACCCAAACGCCGATGCCAGCACACCGCCCGTTGGTGCTGCTACCGATGCCACTACGGCTGACCCGGTCACGCTCAACCCGACGCAACCGCCGGTCACGGACTCGGCCACGGGTAACCCGACTGGCGGCCCGACGGCCGGCAACGGTGCAACGCTCGATGCGCGCGGCAAGCACATCGTGGCCGGCCAGCTCGAAAGCGACATGCTGTTCGCAATCGCGCAGATCATCACGCCGACCGACAGCATCAAGCATGCGGCCGATGCGTTCTTCGATCAGGTGCGCTCGCAGATCGACGTCGAAGCGGCAAGCTGAAGCAAGGGACCGGGAACGCGGCGGTCGGCGCCGCAGAGTACACCCGGCCCGGTCCCGCCTTCGGGCGGGGCTCTTAGGGGTGTGAGCGGCAGGAGAAATCCTCAGGCGCAAGAGACCGGAATCCTTAGCTTGCGCGGCTAGACCGGTGTCGCTCGCACCCCTAAGAGTGGGGCGCACGTCTCCAAGTCACGCCCGGCAGCGTGGCACAAAGCTCTGGCTCGCTAACCTGCGTCGCCCGCGAAGCGAATTCACGGCGCTGGGGTGCGCAAAGGCGGTGCGCTTAATTCATTAGCGCCAAAGCCAGAGCATGCCGGTTTAGTTGTCCTAACAGGAGATCACCATGTTGTGTTACTGGCTTGCACTTATCGTTATCGCGCCGATCAGCGGCTGTCTGCTGTTCGTGTTCCTCGCCGATAACCCGACCCCGCTCGTGGCTGCGGCCGGCGCAATCGTCGGTATGGCCGTATCGCTCGCGGCAGTGTTCTCGCTGAACTGAGCATGGCGCGCTGGAACGTTCGCTGTAGCCGCGAGAAATGCAAGATGCGCTACGTGTTCGCCCGGCACCCCGACGACTACAAGGTGCCGCGCAAATGCGCTGGCTGCGGCGGCACCCGGTTTCGTGTCATCCCTGATCGAGCGAAGGATCGCAATGCCCACACACGCACCTGCGACGGCCGTGTCTACGGCGACGTGCGCGCAAGCGACTACAGCGCGGCTATGCCGCCTCACCGCCGCGGCTCGTTTGGCTGCTGGTTCAACGCCGATGGAACTGAACGGGCAACTTACGCTTGCCCTCACGACGGGTTACCACGTTGGCCCGCTCTTTATTGTGAACAAGCGCCGCGCCCCGGTGATTCATGGTGGCACTTTGGGTGGCAAGCGGCGCAGGCAGCGCGAGAAGCGGAATACGCCGCCCTGGGCGAATCGTGCATTGATCGCGGCGATGTATATCGAAGCGGCGCGGATGACGCGGGAGACGGGCGAACTGTACGTGGTGGATCACATCGTGCCGCTGGACGGGAAACTGGTCTGCGGCCTGCACTGGCACGTGAATATGAGAGTGATCCACTGGAAAGCGAATGCGAAGAAGGGCTGGGGCACCTGGCCTGATATGCCGTTTGAACAATTGGAGCTTTTGTGACCCGCGCCTATTACAACGAACACAACAAGTGGAAAGCGCAAGCGTTGCGCAATCTAATGGCGGCCGGGCTGATCGCGCCCGGCGATATTGACGAAAGGAGTATTGAAGATGTCCGACCTGACGATCTGCGAGGCTACACCCAATGCCACTTCTTCGCCGGCATCGGCGTCTGGTCTCGCGCTTTGCGACTCGCCGGGTGGGATGACGAACGGGCTATCTGGACAGGAAGCTGCCCCTGCCAGCCTTTCAGCGCGGCAGGCAAAGGCGCTGGGTTTGACGACGAGCGGCACCTTTGGCCCGCATGGCACTGGCTTATCCAGGAGCGCCGACCTGTCGCGGTCATTGGCGAACAGGTTGCAAGCAGTGACGCGGCGCCTTGGCTCGACCTTGTACACGCTGACTTGGAAGGCTTGGGATTTACCGTCGGGGCGCTCGCTTTCCCGGCTGCGGGCATCGGTGCGCCGCACATCCGTGACCGCGCCTATTGGTGCGGGGTTCTCGGGCTGGCCGACGCCGACAACGCGCGACTGGAAGGATGGCAAATTCTGCCCGAACGTACCGATCAACTCGCTGCTGGGGCGCACGGTTTGGCTCGCAGCGTGGCCGACGCCGACCGCGACCGATATGAAGCGTGGCGTGAAACCCCCGCGCCCTTGGGATACCGGGGTTCCGCTTACACAGAGAGTTGGCCAAGTGGATACAACGTGCACGGCGCGGTTAACGGCTTCTGGCGCGATGCTGACTGGCTCCCCTGCAGTGACGACAAGTGGCGGCCAGTTGAACCCACATCATTCCCGCTGGTTGATGGGCCTACCGCCGCAATGGGACGACTGCATGCCTACGGAGACGCCATCGTCGAGCCGGCGGCCCGCGCCTTCATCGGCTGCGTCATCGAAGCAATTGGCGATCTGCTCTGACGGTAGCGACCTGCTATGAAACTCTGGCTCGACACCGAAACCTACAGCCCGACGCCGCTCAAGTCGGGCACGCACATTTACGCCGAGCCCGTCGAGATCATGATCGTGACGTGGGCCGTGGACGACGGTCCTGTCGGCACGTGGGACCGCACCGCTGATCTGACGATGCCCGATGAACTCGACTTTGCGATCGACGAAGCCGACGAATACTGGTGGCAAAACGGCAACATGTTCGACTACACCGTGCTCGGCCACGGCATGCCGGAACTGCGCAAGCGCATGCCGCTTGAAAAGTGGCGCGACACGATGGTGCAGGCGTACGCGCATAGCCTGCCGGGCTCGCTCGACATGCTGTGTCAGATATTCGGCGTCCCGCACGATCAGGCAAAGAGCAAGGACGGTAACGCGCTGATCCAGTTGTTTTGCAAGCCGAGGAAAGACGGCAGCCGCGCCACGCGCCTGACGCACCCGGCCGAGTGGGCGCGTTTTCTCGTCTACGCGGGCAAAGACATCACCGCGATGCGCGCGATCCACAACAAGATGCCGAAGTGGAATTACCCGAACAACAAAAAGGAACTGGCGTTCTCGCATCTCGACATGCGCATCAACCAGCGCGGCATGCAGATGGACACCGAACTCGCCCGCGCCGCAGTGCGCGCGATCGACCGCGCACAGAAGGGCCACGCCGCGCGCACGCTCGAACTCACCGACGGCGAAGTGCAGAAGGCCACGCAGCGCGACAAGCTGCTAAAGCATCTGCTGGCCGAGTACAACATCGATCTGCCCGACCTGAAGAAGTCCACGCTCGAACGCCGGATCAACGACCCGGATCTGCCCGACCCACTGCGCGAGCTGCTGGCGATCCGGCTCGAAGCCACGATGACCAGCACGTCGAAGTACAAGACCCTGTTGCGCGGCGTGTCGAGCGACGGTCGCATTCGTGGCTGCTCGCAATTCTGTGGCGCTAACCGCACCGGGCGTGTCGCGCACCGGCTATACCAGCCGGGCAACATGCCGCGCCCCGACGTCGGTCTGATCATGCGCGAGATGGGCGTCGCGAAGCTGGCCGACGACACCGCCGAGCGCTACACCGAAATGGGTATCGACGCACTCAAGGCCGACTGCGCCGACCAGATCTTCGGCAACGTCATGGGCCTGACCGCGAACGTGGTGCGCGGCTCGATCGTCGTGCCCGAAGGCCGAAAGCTGAACGTGTCGGACCTGTCGAACATCGAAGGCCGCAAAGCCGCCTGGCTGACCGGCGAAGAATGGAAGCTGCAGGCGTTCCGCGATTACGACGCCGGTACCGGGCTTGACCTGTACATCCTCGCGTACGCGCGGTCGTTCGGCGTGGACCCCGCTGACGTCACCAAGGCAATGCGCCAGCTCGGCAAGATTCAGGAACTGGCGCTCGCATACGAAGGTGGGGTCGGCGCGTTCGTCACGTTCACGCTCACGTACAAGATGGAACTGGACCTGATCCGCGCGGCAGTGTTCGCGACGCTCGACGCGGTTGACCCCGAGATCGTGCGCGAGGCGCGCAACGCGTGGGAGTGGGCCACGAAACAGAAGCGCACGCTCGGGCTCGACAAGGATGTGTACATCGCCTGCGACATCCTGAAACGTCTGTGGCGCCGTGCGCACCCGGCGACGTCGAGCTACTGGCCGGAACTGAAAGACGCAGCCACGCAAGCGATCTGCTCACCCGGCACGACCGTGCGCGCGCGACGCGTCGTGATGCGCCGCGACGGTAACTGGTTGCGCGTACAGATGCCGAGCGGCCGGCAGCTTTGCTACATCGCGCCGCGCGTCGATGACGGCGGCCAGATCAGCTACATGGGCGTGAACCAGTACACGCGCAAATGGCAGCGCGTGAAGACGTACGGCGGGAAACTGTTCGAGAACCTGTGCCAGGCCAGCGCGCGCGACATCCTGTTCGAAAACATGCCGGCGATTGAATCGGCCGGCTATTCGATCGTGCTATCGATCCACGACGAATTGCTGACGGAGACGCCTGACACCGACGACTTCAGCGCCGAAAAGCTGTCGGCCATGCTTGCCACGGTGCCCGAGTGGGCCGAGGGTTTGCCCCTGTCTGCGGCCGGGTTCGACGGGTACCGGTACCGGAAAGATTAAAAAGTGCTTGTCAGGCGTAACCGAACATACTAAAGTACGGTTACGCCTGACAAAGAGTGAGACCCGACATGAAAACCATTCTCCGCCGTTGGAAGCTGACCCGCGAACTGCGCGCCCTGAAACGCGAACTCGACTACGTGTTCGCGGTACGCCGTGAAACGGTTCAGCGCGAGTCGCAACTTCGCCGCAAGGCCGAAGCCGTGAGCCTCGAACTCACGCGCATGGAGCTGGGCCGTCATGCTTGAGCGCGTCGTCGAGCAGCACTTCGTGAACTGCGCACTGCTGCTCGGCGGTGAAGTGCGCAAGCTCGCCTACGTCGGCCGCCGCGGTGCGCCTGACCGGCTGCTCGTGCTGCCCTACGGCCGCGTGTTCTTCGTCGAACTCAAGCGCCCCGGCAAGGATGCCGACGTCCACCAGGCACGAGAGCATCAACGGCTTCGCCGCATCGGCGCCGACGTGCGCGTGCTCGACACGCTCGAAGCCGTGGACGCTTTCTTTAATGAGGTTGCACCATGACTAACGAACAGAAGGACGCCGCCAATGGGGCGATTGGGGAGCGGGAAGCGTTTGAGGCGTGGGGCAACGAAACATTCAACTACGGCTTTCAACCGGAAACGTGGGACGACGGCTCCGGGCCTGTTGCTCGCGAGGCGCAGTACACCCACGAAGGCACGCAAATGGCGTGGGAAGGCTGGCAAGCCCGCGCCGCACTCACCGCCGAAAAGGTGGCGGGGCAAGAGCCGGTGGCAACGCTCCACGATGACGGCCACTACACGTGGCAGGGTCCGAAGCCGGACGGATTCAACTACGCCGGGTGGCGCATGGAGGTCTACGCCGCCCCTCAACCCGCACACCCTACGCAAGCGGAGCCGGTGAAAGATGCCGCGCAAGAGCAATCGGGGGAGGCGATCTATCAGGCGCGCATGGTCGGAAACACGGCATGGTCCGATGTGACCGGCGACAAACTGGAGGCATGCGCGGCCAACCCGAATTACGAGGTTCGCCGCGTCTACGCCGCCCCGCAACTACAGCCCGCGCAATCTGCCGAGCAGGACGAGCCTTGCACCAACTGCGGGATGAGCGTTGACCCTAAGTGCGCATGCGAGCGTGGTCGGAAGCGCGCCGCATCCACGCAATCCACGGCAACGCAACCAGCACAGACCGAGCCCAAGCCGTGAACACCGAATCGCTTGAACTGATCCTGAACGCCGACCGCTTTGTGCTGATCGTTCGCATCGGGCTCGGCTGCGCTATCCTCGGCCTTGCGGTATGGGGCCACCATGTGGGGTTACTATGAATGCCCGACTGATGTCCGACGATGATCTTGTGCGCGTCACCGGCAAGCGCCGCTACACGAAACAGGCCGAGTGGTTCGCGGCGCAGTTCGGCGTCAGCGTCACGCGCGCCGCCGACGGCAAGCTCGTGATGACCTGGGTCCAGTTCGACGCGCTGCTGGCAAAGAAGAACGGCACGGCCGGCGCTACCGCTTCGCAATCTGTTGAACTCTGCTATGACTGATTTTGAACCGCTTAAGTGCGAGTGTTGCAAGCACGCCATGCTTGGCGGCCTGCGCATCCCGCGCGTTTGTCGCAACTGCGTAGCAGCGGGTCTCGCTAGTGACCCTATCTATTGCGCAACTTGCAACGGCGCCGGAACTGTCGGCACGGGTATCGACGAAGCACCCACCAGCATTTGCAACGTATGCCGTGGTACGGGGATAGCGCGATGACCGCGCGCAAAAAAGCTAAATACCCGCGCGTGTATGAGAAGCACGGCGCGTGGTACTGGTCTGAGCCGATATCCGGTAAATGGATTCGGCTCTGTTCGCTTGAGGAAAGCGAAACGGTGCTGGTCACGCGGCTCGCCGCCGAGCGCGCCAAGGTCGAGCGGCCCGAAGGCACCGGCGACATGCGCCCGCTGATCGACGAGTACGTGCGCAAGCACAAGGCCGAGCACCGCGAAAAGGCGTGGCCGTCGTACGGCACGTACGCGGGCAAAGGTTTCCGCAACGTGAACGTGGCCGACGTGAAGCCGTCGCATATTTCGAACTGGCTCAAGATCAAGTACGCCGGCAAGCTGCCGATGCAGCGCGTCATGCGCGCGTTCCTGTCGGGGTTCTTCCAGTGGTGCGTCGCGGAGAACAAGCGCGACACGAATCCGTGCAAGGAAGTGAAGCTGAAAAAGCCGAAGGTGCGGCAGACGTATATCACCGACGAGCACTTCGCCGCGATCCGTGCGGCCATGCTAGAAACGACATACGAGCGCGCCGGCCGCGAAGTCACCGCCGAAGTGCCCACCGGCCCGATGATGCAGTGCATGGTCGACCTGTGCTACCTGACCGCGCAGCGCTCGACCGAGATCCGCAATTTGAAGTGGTCGGACATTGACCGCAAGGCCGGCGTGATCCACTTCGTGCCGTCGAAGACCGAAGACAGCAGCGGCGTGCGCGTCGACTTCAAGATCACGCCCGAGATCGAAGCCGTGCTCGCGCGCGTGCAGACGATCGACGGGCGGCCGAGCATCGGCGACAAGCCGGTGATCCACACGCAGCGCGGCGCGCGCTACGCGGCGAACACAGTGCTCAAGGCGTGGAAGGTTGCGGCCGAGCGCGCGAAGCTGGCCGAGCTGGGCTACACGATCAAGGATATCCGCGCGAAGGCGCTGACTGACGGCGTGCGCGACGGCTACAGCATCGAAGCGCTGCAGGTCGCGGGCGCGCACACCACGAAGGAAATGACGGAAGACTACATCAAGCAGCGGAACGTGCCGGTCGCGGACGTTCGGCTGCGGGTGCCGATCGAGCAAAGAAAAAGCGCCAACGGATGACCGATGGCGCTTTGCAGTTCAGTAATTTATTAGACAGTCGTTAGACTTGGCATTAGACAGCAGTTTGAGTACCCCGCTGAAAGCCTTATGTTCGTTGGTCGGAGCGAAAGGATTCGAACCTTCGACCCTCTGATCCCAAATCAGAATGGCAAACGGTACTCAAAGGCAAGCCAGTAAAGGCGGGGCGCGGGCTGCTGTCTAATCCAATGCTTAAGAAACAGGCAACAAACCACGCGGGTTTGCGGCCAATTGCAGAGCACTTATTAGACAGGAGAAGTCATGTTTCAGACGGTCAAACCGCGCGCCTACTGGTCGGAACTAGCGCAGAAGTGGGTCGTTCACGGCGCCGGGATGTTGGCGTTTGCCTCGACGCTCGACGGCGCGCTTGAACTTTGGCGCGGCTGCTACCTGGCCGAAGTCTGCGCATGACCCGTCGCGCTTACGTTCCTTTCGAGTATCAAAAGCTGATTCTCGAACACCAGGCCGAGGTCGAGCGCTGCAACGTGTGGGCGGGTATGGGTATGGGCAAGACTAGCTCAACCATGACGCACCTTGACGCGCTCTATTCGCTCGGCATCGAGACGCAGCCGACGCTGGTCATCGCGCCGCTGCGCGTGGCGCAATCCACCTGGCCCGACGAGTGCGAGAAGTGGGAGCACTTGCGCGGCATGGAAGTCGTGCCGCTGATCGGCACCGCGGCCGAGCGCGCCATGCGGCTGCGACGCGACGCGCCGGTTTTCTCGATCAATTACGAGAACATTCCCTGGCTCATTGACTGGTTCAAGCACAACCCGCGCCCTTGGCCGTTCGGCACGATCGTCGCCGACGAGTCGACGAAGCTGAAGTCGACGCGGATCTCGACGCAGAAAAGCAAGAAGGGCAAGGAATTCACGCGCTCGGGCGGCGGTGGCGTACGCGGCCGGGCACTGGCCGAGGTCGCGCACACGAAGGTGCGGCGCTGGATCAACCTCACCGGCACGCCGGCCCCGAACGGGCTTAAGGATCTGTGGGGCCAGCAGTGGTTTATCGACGGCGGGGCGCGGCTCGGCCGCAGCTATACCGCGTTCGAGGGGCGCTGGTTTCAGGCCGTGCCCGGCGGCAACGGCTACCGGCAAACGAAGCCGCTCGACCATGCGCAGGCCGAGATCCAAGCCAAGCTGCAGGACTGCACGGTGTCGCTCGATCCGGCCGACTGGTTCGACCTTGAGCAGCCGATCGTGCGCCCGGTGTTCGTCGATCTGCCCAGCGGCGCGCGGCGGCTCTATCAGGACATGGAACGAAAGATGTTCATGGAAATCGGTGAGCACGAGATCGAAGCGATGAACGCCGCCAGCCGCACGATGAAATGTTTACAACTCGCTAACGGTGCGGCGTATGTCGACGACGCCGGCAACTGGAAGGATGTCCATGACGAAAAGCTCCATGCGCTCGAAGACATTGTCGAGGAAGCTGCTGGCATGCCTGTGCTCGTGGCTTATCACTTCAAGTCTGATCTCGCTCGGCTTGTTCGCGCTTTTCCGCGCGGCCGTGTGCTCGACTCCAACCCGCAAACGATTCGTGACTGGAACGCTGGCAAGATTCCCGTACTTTTTGCTCACCCTGCTAGCGCTGGGCACGGTCTTAATCTGCAGGACGGCGGCAACATAATTGCGTTCTTCGGTCACTGGTGGAACCTCGAAGAATTCCAGCAGATCATCGAGCGGATCGGCCCGGTGCGCCAGATGCAGGCCGGGTACCGCCGACCGGTTTTTATTTACCACATCATCGCGCGCGACACGATCGACGAAGACGTGATGCTGCGCCGGGAAACAAAGCGCGAAGTGCAGGACATTCTTCTCGACGCGATGAAACGTAAGGGCGTGCGGTGAATTTTGGTAGTATCGGTTTCTTCTAAAAATTGGCACGTCCTGGGGGCCTGATATGGCGTGGATGTATAAAACCAACGACGATATGTTTGCGGACTTCGACCACGATGCCGAAGACGCTGCGCAGCGGATCGTTGAGCACTATGAGACAGACATCGGCTTTACCCGGCTGTACATTCATCACCTGTGCGACAGCCAGCGTGGCAACAAGCTCGCCCACCTTGGTTTCGAATCCGAGATGGGCGCCTTTCAGGCGGCGCTGCGGATGGTGTCCGATCTGCAGAGTGATCTAGGTCTTAGTCTGAACGGTGCGCGTGTGCTCGATATTGGTTGCGCATCAGGTCACGCAATGCGTGCTGCATTAAAGCTCGGCGCGTCAACCGCCGTCGGCATCGAATACAGCGAACCACGAGCCTTTAACGGAAACAATATCCTTTCGGCATTCGGTCATCCGCCGTCAATCCGCGTTGGCTCAGTGCTCGACGACGCCGTGACCGGTGATCTACCCGCTGACTTCGATTACGTGTTCCTGTTCGATGTGCTGGAGCACGTGCCGTCCATCGAGGAAACTTTCATGGTTGCGCGCTCGAGGCTGAAGAAGGGCGGCAAGATCATCATCAAGTCAGGCAACCCGTACTTCCCGCTGTTCATGTTGAAAGAGCCGCACTACGCGCTGCCGGGCATGATTCTGCTGGACCGGGAAAGCGCGGCCGAATACCATGCCGCGCACTTCGATGGCGCTTACGATGACGTGAATGAATGGCTGTGCAAAGTTGAGGTCGAAGCGCTGCTTAACCGTCTCGGCTTCAGGACAATCAGCCGGCGCGATGCCACGGATGCAGAACTAGGCAAATTCGACGAAGCGATCGCAGAGCTTGAGAGCATTGCCTATCCCTCGGACGAGATCAGACGGAAGGTGCTGAGTGCGACGAAACTGCTCAAGGTGATGCGCGCGACGACGCAAGACCCCGAGCAGATGTTCTGCGTGATGAACTTCGTTGCCGTCGCAGAAGCGATCTAGCGCACGCGGCGAGCGCGGATAAAGCAGTCAACCGTGACAGTTCCTGCAGCAAACGACGACGATGTAACAGCGTAGATCGTGGTCGTCGAAGCGAGGCGCAGCGGAACCAGTATCGTATTAGCGTAGAACTGGTTTGTTGTAGCGACGCTGTTATTCGTGTTGACGAAATTACCGATGGTGCCGAAGGCCCCATACGTGGCCGACGTGGTGCTGATGCCTACCGCGCCAGAGGCAATAGTGGCCGTGGTAGTGTTGAAGCGGCATTGAGCGATGGCATCCCAATCGCCTGCTGTAAGGGATATGCTCGTGCCATTGATCGCCGTCCCATTTGACAGGCTGGTGCCTGTCGCGCTGTTCGATACCAACTCGCCGATGCTACCGGCGTTCGGCGAGTCATTCGTTGCCGTGCCTACAATACCCGCGGTACTCGACGGCGTAATCGCGCCGGTAGCCTGGAGCGTCGTGAACTTGCCGGTGCTCGGCGTCGTCGCGCCGATCGCAGCGTTGTTGATCGTCCCGCCTGAGATCGTCGGCGTGCTCAGCGTCGCGCTGCCGATTGTCGGTGACGTACCAAACACAGCCGCGCCGCTGCCGGTTTCATCCGACAGCACGGCGGCCAGCTGCGCGCTGGTCGTCGCGGCGAACTGTGCGAGTGTGGAGCCCGTAAGCGCGTAGCTCGTGCCGCACGTAAAGCCGGTGCTGCTCGTGTACTGAAGCGCGCTGTTCGACGCGCTGCAGCTCGGCAACGCAACGGCAGTCGGCGACGCCGACGCGGCCGTTGCGTTCGCGACAACGGTGTTCGCTGCCTGTGCGGCCAGTGCCGCCGCGGTGACGTTGCCCCATGTCGGCGCCGTGCTGGAGCCGGTCGAGATAACCGCCTGTCCGGATGTCGAACCCGCCGGGTTCAGAAGCTGGATCGGCGTGAGCGTCGCGGCATGTGCGGAGAATGCGACGATAATCGCCGCGAAAAATGCGGTGAATAGTTTCTTCATTTGAGTGGTTTCCAGTTGCAGTTTTTCGCGCCGGCGTTATCGTGCGCAAGGATCGCTTGCGCGGTGGCGTCTGACAGCACGTCGGCCTTGTCGAGATAGATCGGCTTGACCCAATCGCACGACGTGTCGACGACCCGCGTCTTCGTTACGACTTCGGGCGGCAGCGAGTTCGGGGGTGGGCATGTTGCCGCACATCCGGCCAGCGCCAGGAGCACAGCACTAGCGAGTCCAGTTCTGAAGTTCATTGCGTACCTCGTCGGCGGGTTTGGCAGCGACGGCGTTGTCGATCTCGGTGCGCGCCGCTGCAGCGGCGCTACCGGCCTTTTGCGCATCGGCGTTTGCCTGTGCTTCGGCGGCCTGTTCGGTGCGCACCTGTGCCACTGCGCCGGCTTGCGCGGCCGACACCTGTGCCCTTGCCGTCTGCGCCGTCTTGTGGCCCCACGCAATGCCGAGCAGCCCAGCGAGAACACTGAGACCGCCAAGGATGTAGGGAAGGAAAGGTGTGATCAGCGCCATCATGTTGTTACCGTCCCGCCTGCCGCCTGATAGGTGGCCTGCAAATGTTCCAACTGGTTTTCATGCTGCCCGTAACCCGCGCCGGGCAGGCTGGCCCACACGTTCGCGCACTTCGCGACGGCCAACTCAAACCGACCGGCGTCGATGTACGGCAGTGCGCCGTGCTCTTTGAGCTGCTGCAGCGCGTAGCGGTCCTGTGAGATCGGGGAGAAATCCCGCAGGTACATTTGTGCCTTGTAGATGCGCCACCAGCGGTACAGGATCTGATAGCGCCCGGCCGCGGTCGAATGCAGCGCGGCATTCAGCACGTTCGGGTGATCGGCGTAGCTTTTGAACAGCAGCGGCTTTGCGGCGGTTGCACCGACGAGCACGTTGTACCCGTCGTCGCTCTTGGCGAGCAGCGCCGCGCCGATCTCGCTCGCCGCGATCATGTCGAGAAACGCGATCCGGTTTGCGCCGCCCGCGGTGCCCGCGTCAATGCGCGCCATCGTCGCCGCCTTTGTTTCTGAGCATCCCGCGCAGGCGCTCGAAAAGCGCAGCCTGGCTGACGACGCGTGCGGCCACGGCCAGCAGCGCGCCGACAATCGGCACCCATTGCTGGCCGTGTTTCGGGAAGAACGACATCAGCGACGGCGCGACGTTCGGGAATTGATCGGAGATCGCGGGGACCGCCGCCAGCAGGATCACGCCGAACGCGCCTATGCGTACTGACCACCACGAACGGATTGTCTTCAGATCCGCGACAAACAGGTCTTTAATCATCTAGCCCACCTTTTCGTATCGGGCCGGTTGCCGGCGTTGTTCTGCAGCAGGAAGCTCGTCAGCTTGTCGATCTTGTCGTTCGTGTCGTGCACCGAACCCTTGATCTCGGTCAGGCTGTTTTCGGTCTGAACCTGCTTGTCGTGCTGCGAATTTTTGAGGTTCACGACATCGGCCTCGATCAACGACACCCGCTGCACGAGGGTGAAATACGCGACTGTGAGAGCGACGCCTGCACCGATAATCGCGGTAACCAGCGACTGGAGATTTATCTTCGTGTCAATCCAGCGCGGCTTTTGTGTGTCCATCTAGCCCCCGTTTAGAAAACCTTGACGACCACTTCGGCACGTCCGTCTTCGCGGATTCGTGATACCTGTCCGATAGCGGCGCGGTATTGCTCGAATGTCACGCTGCTCTGATCGACGAAAACGCCGTCGATTCCACCGTCCGTAGTCGCGATCGGCACGAGGTACTGGCCGGGCGCCGCGCCGGTGGCGTTGACGGGAACCTTGCCGCAGTACGCGATACGGTCAACGGTCGCGCGCAACGCTTCGACCCTGGCTTCGTAGTCGGCCAGGGCGGCCACGTACGCAGCCTGTTCGGCTTCGTACTGTGCGAGCGCTGCGGCGTGGTCTTCGTTTTCCTGACGCCATGCGGTCAGCGCAGTCAGGTAGTGCTCGTCTGCCGCTGCAACCTGTTCGGTCGTCATGCGCCCCGCGGCGCGCGATGGCGCCGGCCCGATGTCGACAGGTTTGACTGGCATCACCGGTGCGTCGCCCGCATCCGTGTGCCAACTGTCGCCGCCGACAATGTTCGGCTCGGTCGATTTGACGCCGAAGCGAATCGCCAGGGCAAAGCGGTCGGTCAGTTTTCCGTCGGTGTCGAACCCTACGATCTGACCTTTCGCGATGGCGCCGCAGTCGCCGCGCTTGAATTCATATTCGGCGTAGTCGGCACCGCTCGCGTTGATCGTGCCGGCGGCGTTAATCGAGCGGCTCGTCGCGGTGTTTTTGCCGATGTACATCGCTGCCGCGCCCGCGTTGTAGCCGCTGCCATTGACCGTGCGGAAAATGGCAGTGCTCGCCAAGCCGCCAAGCACGTCGAGCAGATTGGTATTCTCGACTGAGGTCGGGTTAGCAATCTGGTTCTGCAGCGAATCGTTCTGGCTCGACACACGCAGAACGTTGGCGGTTACGCGCCCTGCGCCGTCAATGAAGCAGCCGCCATCCTGCGCGCCCGTCGCGAGACGCAAGCCCGCATTGCTGTTCGTGATACCGGTGCGGTTCGAACCGGTCTCGTGCAGGTTGTTCGACACACGAATCCAGCTGCTCGTATTCGCGAAAAGGATGTCGTACTGCGCGAGGTTCGGCGGGGCACCGACGCGGAAATGACAGTTAGCCAGCGTTACACCACCGTTGTTCACGGTCGCGCCAATGGCGAGATGTGCATACTGGTTGTCGTGGTTGATCGAACTGGAGTTCCAGCGGCACCCCTGAAACACTATGCCAGTCGTACCGTTCCCGAAGATGGCGACGCCGTGCTGTGCGGCGTAGTCGAATTCACAACTCGTGAACCAGATGCCGTTGCAGGGCACCGCCCCGCTGAAGAAATTCGAATCGTTGATGACAACGTTGGTACCGTTCACGCCCGCCGTTTCGATCGGCGTGAAAATGTCGCAGCCAGTGACGTGGCACGCTTCCGCGCCGAGGAACGTCAGGTTGTTGACGTTCAGCCCGAATAACGTGTGCGTGATCGTCCAGTCTGATGTCTGAATGCGAATGCCGTCCGACCCGTTGCTGCACACATAGCAGTTGATGACCCGACCGCCGCGCGCAGCGGGACCGGCGTATAGACCGATGCCGGGGCAGTTCTGCACCGTCGAATCGATCATGCTGAAATACAGATCTTCAGACTGATGATTAAAGTTCGAATCGGGTGTGCCCGGTGCGAAGTAAATCCCGGCCGTGACGGCGCCGACGTTGTTCGCCTTGTTGCCGTCGATGCACAGGTTGTTAATTCGGACGCTGTGGCAGAACAGCGGGTAGTACAGAAAAGCGAACGGGTTGCCGGCGTTGTCGATCAGCTTGAGTTCACTACCGGCGCGGTTCACAAACGACTCGGGGCCGAAGTGGCCCGAATGGTCCGTGCCTATCCCCTGAAGGTGAACGTTCGTGATCAGCGACAGCGTTGAAGAACGATAGGTGCCCGCGCCAAAGTGCAGAACACCACCGCCTTTCGAGCCGAGCCAGTTGATCGCAGCTTGCAGGCACGTTGTGTTGTCGGTGGTGCCGTCCGCTTTCGCGCCGAACTGCTCCGCGGCCACGCGCGAGCAGAACGCCTGCAGTTTCCAGCGTCCGCCGTCGGCCGCGACGATGATCGTACCGCCGTTGTCAACGGACGTCGTATCGGTCGGGTCCAGTTGATACGCCCCGCCGCCACCGTCGTGCGCGGCGTAGTATCCAGTCACGAACGCCCGCGTGAATACCGACGTCGATAGCAGGCGCAATGCCGCAACCGAGTCAACGGTACGCGCAAGCACGTTCCCCCATAGCAGCTGATTATCACCGACTGTGCGGTCGGGCGGCTGATAAACGGAAAGCGTCGTTCCCGTCGTGACGAAGACCTTCGACACGCCTTGCGGAATGGCAGACTTGAAAGTCAGCGCATTGCCGATCAGTGTTGCGACCTGGTCTTTGCCCTGATAGTTTGCGTCGAAGTGGATCTGTACGTTATCCACTGTGCCGGGCGCGCGGGACAGCAACAGCGTCGCCGTCACGTTCGGCGTGAAGTCGGTCCCCGAAACGAAAACATCGGTGCGCAGATCGCCCGCACCGACGCTCGACGGTACAGGCAGCAACGTGACGTTGCCGTTCACATCGAAGCCGAGCACTGTCCCTGCCCGACCATTCGCACCCGGCAGCACCGGGCTATCGGCTTCTGCCTCAGTTACGACGATAGCGCGGGAGACGTTCTCGGCCAGCTGCTGAATCTGGATTGTTGCACGGTCCAGCATATCCTCAATGACTTGAGGGTAAAAACCGCCGCTGTTGGTGATATCGGTGAGCTGGGTATTCGGAAGACTGCCAAGCGTGACCAGCGAGTAACCGGCCTGCATCGGGCTACCGTTGATCGGGTAGGTGACAGCGCCACCGGGCGACGTGTCCTGGTTGACGTTGAGCGCGACGGAAAAATCCGAATCGAGTTGCAGCTGTCGGGAAACGCCGTTACTGTCGACCAGTAACACCTTTACGTCGGTCTTCGTGAAAACCTTGAACGTGAAGGGGAAGATTGTCGCGACGCCATCGCCCGAAAACGGCCCGGCTTTGCGCGTTGTACTGGAAACAGTCATCCGTGCACCCCTTTGAGATGCACGGATTCTCTAGTTGAAACAACGCGGTATGGTTACGTCAGTGCTTGGGTGCACGACCTAGCGCTACGCCTTCGGCCACGTCGAGCGCGTCTTTCGGGTGCTGTTTGCCGCTCGCCACGTCGGCGAGGTATTGCGCCGAGCCGCCGGCCTGGCCGAGCCCCGGAATGTGCAGACCCATACCTGCGGCGTTCGCGATGTCTTTGATCGGCGCGTTGACGTGCTGACCGGTCGCCAGATGATAGACATCCTTGCCCGCGCCGACGAGCGTATTGAGGAACGACTCGACGCCGACTTGCCCCGCGTGGCTGTAGCCTTCGACCATCGATGCGGCGTCGCGCACGAACGGCACCATGCCGGCGACTTCGACCGCAATCGACTTGGCAATCCAGTGCGCCCAGCCGTCTTTATCGTTCGGTGGCCCGTCGGTCAGATACCCGGCCCATATCGCCGGCACGATCAGCGCCATGAACCCGCGCGCGAGCGTTTGCGGGTTGCTGATGCCGGCGGTCTTGAGCTTGTCGGCGATGTCGGCCGCCTGCCCGTAGCTGTTGTTCATGAAGCCGTACAGCGTCGTGAACATCTTCACGGCTTCGCTCGAATTGTTGATGACCATCGAGCGCGCGGTCGTGATGTTGCTGCCGTGGGCTTCGCGCACGACTTTGCTTGCGTACGCAACGGCCTGTTCTTCGGTCATCGGCTCGCCGGTGCCGCCCATGTTCTTTGGAATGCCGACCGTGATTGCGCGGTCGTACGCGGCCCACGCAGTCGGTACCGCAGTCATCATGTCGGACCACGCGACGGCGGCATGACCGAAGCGCTCGGCCTTGCTGATCTTGCTTTCCGGCTCGAACAGGTTCGCCGACATCGCGCGGAAGTCGCGATCCTGCTGCAGCAGTCGCGCGCGGATCTCCGGGAACTTCTCCTGTGCACCGCGAATTTCCTCGGTGTAGTTCGTGCCCATAGCGGCGAAGCGCGCGGCGAGGAACTTTTCACCACCACCGGTGAAGTAGCCGCCCGTCTTGATTGCCGCCGAGCCGCCGTGCTTGAGCACGGTCGAGATACGGAACGCGATGCCGTTGATCACGATACCGGTGCGCGTGTATTGCAGGATCTTGCCCAGCGCGCCGATCTCACGGTCCTGATTGTCGGCATTCGCCGTCTTGCCGAGCCACTCCTGCAGCGAGCGGTACGCTTCCGGCCCGTACGTCTTCTGGAACTGGCGGCGGAAATCCCCGTTGCTGATGATCTTGTGCACGTCGATCAGTGTCTCGCGGTACGCGAGATCGTGAATCGACTCGGTCATCGTCTGCGGGATCGTGTGGAAGTCGAGGTCGACGACGTCGGTATAGCCCTGATTCCGCGCGTTCAGCGAGCCGTTCGTCGTGGTGTCGGGGCGATAGTACGACTTACCGAACAGGCCTTCGCCCGGATCGATAGCCCGGCCAGCGGATTCGATCTGCCCGCGCCGCGAGCGCAGCGGGTCGTACTTGATCGCGGCATAGCCGCCGCGCATCTCGCCGAACTTCGTCTGGAAAGCGCGCGGCTCGATGCGCTCGGGCGACGTGTTGCCCAGGCGCTGGTTCATGGCGACCATATCCGGCCAGTGCTTGTCGTACTGATCCCACACCGACTGCACGGCCTTCCAGTCTTTCTCCGTCATGTTGTCGTGCAGGAAGCGCCACACGTCGGTGGCGTTCCACTTCCAACCCGACGTCAGTTTGTCGAAGTTCGACTCGTTACCCACGTGCAGCGCGATACCGACCATACGGCCGCGCGTCATCCGCAGCGGTACCTGCTGGTTATCGGTGCTGCGGTTCACGTCCATCAGCTTCGCATTCGTGACGCCTTCTTTCAGACTGTCCTGCCATTCGCGCCCGAGATGGTCGGCCATCTTCTGGAAGTCGTCGGACATGCCTTTCAGCATGTCGATCTCGCGATAGTTCGCACGGAACACCGGCTCATAGATCGCTTCGCCGAACGGCCCCAGCAGTTCGTGCATGTCGTACTGGTTGCGCTTGTACTCCTGCGGCTTGAGCTGGGCGCGGATCGCGCGCAGTTGCGACGTCAGGTGATCGAGCGAGATCTTGAACGGGTTGTTGCTACGGTCGGCGGGCTTATCGAAAATCTCGGCGTCGCTGAACTGCTCGCCGCGCGCCTGCATCTTCGGGATCAGATGCTCGGTGACGTATTGCTGCACGTCCTGCTTTTCGCCGTTGATCGTCGCCGTCTTACGATCGCGGCCGATTTTTTCGAGCGACTTCACTGCGTCGGTCAGCCCGCGAAACTGCTCCATCGTCATGTCGCGGTACGGCGTGCGGAACGTGGGATTGAGCATATCCGGCGACACGTTCGGCGCCATGCCGAGCGCGGTCTGCGATTCGACCCACTTTTCGAGGTTGATCTGCTGGCGCGTGGGCGCATCGACGGGATTCGTGCGCAAGTCGAAGCGCGCGAGCATGTCGTCGATCTGGTCGCGCACGTCGACGTCGATCTTCGCGCGGGCGCTTTCCTTGTTGAATTTCTTCAGGTACTGCAGCGACTTGAGCACTTCGGCCGCAGCCGAGCGCGCGGTCTTCTCCAACTGGTTGTTCAGCAGCTGGTTACGCTTCTGCTGCGCGGCTTCGGTCAGGTCGCCCTTGAGCCGGGCCGCGTCAGCGGCGCGCGCCGCGCGCGCTTCGGCCGCGCCGTACTTCGACGCGTTGATATCGCGCACGCGCGCCTTGGCGATCGTCGCTTCGGCCGCGGCCTTCGCCGCCTTTTCCAGCACGCGCACGCCACCCGTTGCCTTGGTCAGCGCCTTGTATTCGGTCGCGATAAAGCGCGTGCGAACTTCGTTGTGGATCGCCTGATTCGCCGCGGCGTTCATCGCCTGCGGTGACGTGATGTCGCCGTACTTCTCAAGCATGCGCTGATCGGTGAGCGCTTCTACGACTTCCTTGCGCGGCTCGGCGTCGGCGATTGCCTTGGTCATCTCGTCGGCATTGGCGAAGCCGAAGCGCTCGGCAACCAGATCGGCGGGGATCTGGTTTTCCTTGTTCGCCTGCCCGAGCAGGAAGTCCTGCGCGGCGTAGGCCGGTTCCCTGGCAACGTCCTCGATAACCTGTTCGCGGATCGCTGCGCGCTTCGCGGCCACGTCGGCGCGCACTTCCTTGCTGGCGCGCTCCTTCGCGATCTCGGTGAAGCGCATGTCGCGCAGCGTGCGCGCGGTCAGTTCGTCCGATGCTTCGAGCGTCGCTTCGTTGCCGAGCGCGTGATACGCCTGGAATTCTTCCGGCGTCATCCCGGCTTCTTCGGCCGTGTGGAACATCGGCGTGTACGCGCGCTCGGCTTCCGCGTTGCGGATAGCGTCATTCGTCGCGAGCAGCCGGTCGAACACGCCGCGCACTTCGGGCGACAACTGCACGCCGAGGTTTTGCAGCGAGCGATACACGTTGATCATCCACGCGCGCACGCGCTGGAACACACCCTGCAATTCCGGGGTCGGGGCCTTGCCTTCGAACAGGTACGCTTCGAAGCCGCGCGCGAACTGCTCGTGCATACCGCGCTTTTCTTCGAGCGACATGCCGCGCCACGCTTCCGGCGTCGTGCCCATCCACTGCGCCACGGTGTCGAAGTCCTTCGACACTTCCGGCAGGGTGCCGTCCTTAGCCATGTGCGAGAGCATTTCCAGATGGAAGTGCCCAAGCTCGTGCACGAACGTCGATAGGTCCGCGTCCTTGTTCAGCGTGATCGTGCTCGGCACGCTGGTGATGTCGTCGGAGAATGAGAGCTTGCCGCGGGCTTCCTGACTGAGCGCGTTCGCGCCCGGCGCGTCTTCGGCGGTGATCTGCAGCGGGTAGCGCTGGAACATCGATTCAGGCGACAGGCCCGCGCGCGCACCGGCTGCGGTGTAGCTGTCGCGCACGAGCGCGGCGTACACCTTGTTCACGTCGGGGCGGAAACGGTTCGCCTGTGTGAGCTGGTCGAGCACGGTGTCGTGCACCACCTGGGCCGACTGCGCGACCGCGTCTTCGTTCGCCTTGTCGGCGCTCGCGGCTTCCGTGGCCTGCTTGAACGTGTCGACGTGCGACTGGTAAAACTCCTGCGCCTGCTGCTGCGTCATGCCGTCGGGGTCGGTCTTCAGGTGCGGCATGAGCGAATCGCCCAGCGGGCCGCCCGCGATATGCGTCGCGAAGTCTTCGACCGGGATCGACACGTCGCCGCCCGTGGCGAGCGCTTCCGGCAACTGCTGCGCGACGCGCGGCATGGTGGCTTCCACATCGCCGATCTTCACGCCCGACTGGTTCAGCGCGTTCGCGAGCGTTGCGCCGTCCACGTAGATATTCTGCACCGGGCCGTCGGCGTTGGCCGCGGCTACGAAATCCTTGAACGCCTGCGGATCGCGCGGGCGCAGCTTGGAGTTCGCTGCCGACGTGGCGAGATCGGACAGCGTCTGCGCGTCACCCATTGCAACGTCGGCTTTTGCCGCGTCGCGCACCCATGCGCCCGTCGCGCGGCCCGCGCCGTGCAGCGCGAAAAACGAGTTCAGGCCGTAATCCATCACCTTCTGTGCGGTCGAGCGATCATCGCCAATCGACGTGCCCTGAATGGCATCCATCATGGCGTTGACGCCGACGACGCGCGCGATGGTCTGCACGGCAGTCGAGTCGGGCAGGATGCGCCCGGCCGCGCCGAACACGCCGCCCATCTCGGCGCCGTGCAAGCCCTGCAGGCCGATGGTCGTGAGCGCCGCTTCGGGGCTGCTCTGGTTGAGCGCGTCGCCCGTCGCGGTGATTGCACTCGCGAGCCCGAGCGTGGACGCCTGTCCGATCACGTCTTTCGCCGCGGCCTTCGCGAACGACTCGCCGGCCACATGTTCGAGCAACGAGCCGCCGACTTTCTCGACCGCGCCTGCGGCCATCTTCAGCGGTGCGCCAGTCACGAAGCCCGCGAGCGTGCCGAGTCCGCTTGCGACCTGACCGGGCGTCGTCTGCGCGGGACCGTTGACGTCGGGCGCGAGGCCTGCGGTGAACGAGTTCTCGAAGCCTTGCGCGAACTGCGTCGGGATTTCCGACATGCCGCCGACTGCGTCGCGCTCCTGCCCGACGGTCATGCCGTTCTGCTTGGCGTAGTTCTGGATGAACGCCTGCGCACTGCCCGCGCCTTGCGCGTTGCCGGTCGGCACGGCATCGCCGAGACCGAGCAAATTGCGGCCCCAATTCATCATGCGTTCGCGCAGCGGCAGCGGGGAATTGTCGGGCTGGAAATAGCCCGTCGTGCCCGGCGCAAGCGGCACGGTGTTGCCGGCGGGACCGAGCGCGGTCGTTGCGCGCTCAACGGCCTGCATACCCGGCACGTCGTCGTGTGCGATCTTCGCGTTGTTCTGCGACTGGTAGAACGCTGCCGTGCTCGGGAACTGCTTCGCGAGGCTTTGAAAGTCGATACTCGCGACGGCGGCTTTCTGCTTCACCGCATCGGGGAACGCGCGCACGCTATCGACCGGCGTGCCGGTCTGCTGCGCGAGGCGCTGCATTTCCGCTTCGTAATCCGGGTTCGCGCCGACGGCCAGCGCGATATTGCTCTGCGCTGTCTGCGCGGTGCTTTGGAGATACGCCGCGGCGGGGCTGACCGGTGCGAGCGTGGGCGCTGCTGCCGGCGTACCCGGCACCGTCGGCGCGTCAGGCGTGAACGGGTTCGGCGCGGTGCCGGTCGTCGGGACGGTCAGGTCGGCCATTTACGGGTTGCTCGCGGTTCGGGATTGCGCTGTTTTGAAGTGCCAGTACGCGCCGAGCAGCTGGCCCGGCGTCGGGTTGCTGACGCCGTTCGACTTGAAGTCGGCTTTCAGCTTCGGCAGCACGTCGTCGGGGATCTGATCCGGGGTCATCGACATCATGTTCTGTGTGGTCGACGGGCGCTGGATCGACGTCACGCCGAGATCGAGAACGTGACCGAATGTGACCGACTTCGTGAACAGTGTGTCGATGTGCTTCTCGATGTCGGCTTCGGTGAACTTCTTTCCGGCCTGGTGCTGCGCTTCGAGAATGCTTTCGTTCACGAACTGGCGGATCGCCCCGACTTGGGATACGGCGTCGGGGTCGGAGTTGAAGCCCGTCATCTTCGGGTACGGGTTGACGCCCATAGATTGCAGGCGCTGCGACAGCGTTTCGTTCACCGCGCGCATATTCAGACTGCCCGGCGCGTTGGAGCCGGTGTTATTGATCAGGTCGGCGCGCTGCTTGGACAGTGTCTTGAAGTCGTCGACCGACAGGTTTTGCGCCTGTACCTGCCACTGGTCGTTCGTCATGTTCGCCATGATCTGCGGCGATGTGACGAGCGTCTGGTACAGCGCCGTGTTCGTCGTGTTCGTGCCTTCAGACATGTTCTTCGCGAACGACTGCAGGCCGGGCAGATCCTTCGGATTGACGGCCGCCAGATCGGCAGGATTGATCGACGCCCAATTGCCGCGGTTCGCCGACAGCGTGCGCTGCACCTGTGCGACCGCTGCGGTGTCGCGCTGTTCGATCGCCTGCGTCTGCTCGTTGTATTGCTGCGTCGCGAGCGTGACGGCCTGCTGCATCCATTCCGGCTTCTGCTGCAGGACCGGGTTCGCGCGCACCTGTGCGATCACGTCGGCCAGCGCCGGGCGTGTCGTGTTGACGGCACCGGACTGGTAAGCCGCGACGTTCTTCTGCACATACTGCTGCGTCTCCGTCGGCAGGTTCTGCAGCCACGCGTTCGGCGTGCCTGCGGCCCGGGCCTTCGCCATTGCGTCGTCGAGCGCACCAGGACCGGCGTTATACGCCGCCCATGCCTTCGCCGGATCGCCGTATTTCTGCACCATTGCCGTCAGGTAATCACGGCCTACGCGGGCGCGCTCCTGCGGGGTGTTGTCGGCAGCGGGGCGAACACCGAAACCGGGGTCGGTGTTCGTGGTCGGCATGACCTGCATCGAACCTTGCGCACCCTTCGGCGACGTGACGGTCGAGCCGTCGGCGTTCGTCTCGCGGTTGCCCGATTCGCTCTGCGCGGTGATCGCGACCATCCGCGAGATCGGGCTATTCGACAGTTGCGGCCCGACGCTCGACATTACGTTCGCGACTGTCGTCGCCGCGACCTGCGTGCCGATGTAGGTGTTCAGCTTGCCGTTCACCTTGAGAATATCGTCGGCCGTCATCTGCGGCGAATACTTCGCCAGCAGTTGATTCGCGTAGGTCGTCTGCCCCTGCTGCAGCGCGGTGTCGATTGCGCCGACGAGCGCGTTGCTCGTCATCGTCAGCTGGTTGGCTTCAATCTCGGTGGCCGCACTACCGTTGATTTTGCCCGCTTCATACGTCGCGGCCTTGATCGCCTGCAGCCCGGCGTCGATCTGCTCGGGGTTGTTGTAGCTCAACCCGACCTGATTCGTCGCCAGCTTGACGGTGCCTTGCTGCGTCGACAGCGCATACGCCTTGAACTGCTGACCTTCCCACTGCGTCGTTTGGCCGTGGAACTGCGTGGCGATGTCCGAAGCCTGCTGCTGGAACATGCGCAACTGCATCGGGTTCGACAGCTTCGCGCTGATCTCCGATGCGCTGTCCGTGAGCTTGCCCGTCATCTCGTCGGCGAGGCTCATGCCGCTCGGCCGCTGGATCGCGTTGATACCCGTTTGCGACATGACGCCGCCTTGCGGGTTGTACATCAGATCCTGCTGCGTCGTCTTGAGCTGGTTGACGGCGTCGTTCACGCGCGTCTGGTTCGCGAGATTCTGCGCGTCGATCGCCATCTGCGATTGCGCGTTAGCGGCCTGCCCGAGCGCGTCGCCGGCCTGGCTGAACTGTTGCGAACCCTGATCGAGCAGGCTCGCGGTGACAGCGGTCGAACCCTGAAAGTCCGGTGCCTGACTTGGGGTAACCTGTTGTGACGGGTCGAGTGACGGGACTACGGGCATCAGCTAACCCCTGCGCGTTGATTGCGGTACCAGTTCGATGCCACGCCCGTGGCCGACGTCAGCAGCGACGACGCGCCCGACAGGAGCGGACTCACCGACGCACCGGCCGCGCGATATGCCGCCGAGTTCGCGATGTCGCTTTGCTCCTGCTGCGTGTAGCCCATAGCGGCGCGCGCGGCGTTGGCGGTGATCGTCTGGACGTTCTGGTCGGTGATGTATTTCGTGCTTTCCTGCACGTTCTGCGCGGTGCCTGCGGCAGTCACGTCAATGCCGTTGGCGGCCATCGCCGCGCGCTGCGACGCGACGGTCTGCGCGCCTTTGGTTTCGACATTACCGGCCTGCGCCATGCCGGTAGAGATCGCGCTCGCTGCGGCGCCTTCGGCGTTCTTCGCGTTCGTGAGAAGCTGGTCGGCCGACGCGTTATCCGCCGTGATCGTGTTATTCGCCTTGCTCAGCGCGCCGATCAGACTGAATGCGCCGCCGACCGCCCCGAGCGCGAGATTGGTGTTCGCGGGCGTGAAGATGCTCGATGTGCTGGCCGGTGACGAGCCGCCGAACGCGTAGGGCGCACCGCTGCCCGTCGTCGCGCTAGCGGCGCTGGCTGCGTTCGCAAGATTGGGCAGACACATTATCGTTTCATCCCGAAGCGGTGGAACGGCAAGCCGAAAACGCCGTAGGGCTCAGTTTCTTTCTGGACGGTAAAGCCAAGACGCGCGAGCCAGTACACAGACTTGAGGCTGCGCGCGTCTACGTAGTTCAGCAGCGTCGCGTATTTGTCGTTCATTAAGGTTACGTACGCGCGCCCGAGCCGGGTCAACTGCTTCGGTGCGCGCTCGATCGCAGGCGTGCCCAGCATCCACGGCACGCCGGCATCCCGAGAAGGCGTGACGCCGAACAGGCCTGCGGGCTCGCCGTCGACTTCGATCGTCCAGAGCAGGGTCGACATCTGCGCGCCCTGCTGCAGGACCGTGAGGCAGTCACGATGCCCGACCGATCCGTGTATTTCTTCGATGTCGGCCGCGCGCAGATTTGCGGCAATCGCTTCGATATCCCCTTCGCGGGTGTTGCGTACGATCAGCTTTGCCACCGTCAACCACCTATAGATGCTTCGATCGTCATCGACGCGACGATCAGCGGCAGCGGGTCCGACTGCCGGATAAACACCGAGCCGTCTGCGTTCCAGCTCGGTGCAAGGTCAAGCTCGATCACACCGGTGATTAGCGCGGGCGGCGAACCGTACGGCTCGGTCGTGCGCTGCTTGTACTGGATCAGGTCGTCGACCGAGGGGCCGGCAAAGACGCCCGACGAGTTGTGCACGCGCAACCAGACGCGGTTCACGTTCTTCATTGCGCCCTGACCGAAGCCCGGTGCCTGATACGAGAATGGCAGCGTTTCCATGTCGGCCGTGATCGGCAGGCCGACTGCGACGGTGCTCGCGGCGTGTTGCAGGGACACGGTCCCGTTTGTCACAACCTGCTGCGGCTGCACGGCGCCGTCGGCGAGGATGTTGACGGTCTTGCCTTCAAGATGACCGAGCCCGGTAATCGTCTGCGTGGCCGCGCCGGAATACAGCACGCCGCAGTCCACGAAGAAACTGTCGGTGAGCGTTTCGACCTGGCGGCTATGCATGCGCTCGACATAGCGCACCTGAGCACCGTTGACCGTGCGGTTGACGATTGTGTAGAGCACCGATTCGCTGCCTTCGGTCACGACGCACACCGATTCAAAAGCGCCGTCGGTATCGTGGTGATGCCACGCCGACACCTTATTCGCTGGTGAGTATGTCAGGCCAAGCAGATCACCATTGGACGAGACGCACCACATGATCGGATACGGGGCTTTTGCATACGCCATATCGACGATGGTGAAGAAGTCGAAAAGGTGCGGCGCCATGAGGCTAATGTCCTGCGTGACATAGCCGCCGGCATAATAGTTGTACGTCATCTCGCCGACGTGGCCGCCAAGCGCCATCGCATACAGCAGCGAATTGCTGACGGTGACCGGCACGACATTCGACGCGCCCGTGTAACCCTGTGGCTGCACTGACAGCGTGCTAGGCGTCAACGCCTGTGTAGCAGAGCCATTGGCGGTCACGGCCCATTCTGCGGATGACGTGAGCAGCACGAGTTCGGACAGGGGCACAATATGGCGGATTGTGTTCGCTTCCCGTGCGGCAATGCGGAAGACAAGCGCGTCGGTATCGCGCGACGGCGTGCTTGCCGACAGGTTCGACTCGGTGCCTGTGCGCGTCATCCACAGCGTCTGCGGCAGTTTGATCGTGCTCGCGAATACCCGGCGCTGCTGCATGTAGCTCACGGCGCTGGGGTAGTTCGTTGCACTGCCGAACGGGTTTGTGAGTTCCGGCGGTGTTGTCGCCGTGTCGGGGATGATGTTGTAATCCTGGAATGTCAGCCCGTTCGGGTCGGACGCTTCCGTTTGTCCGACGTAGCTATAAAGCCCCTGGTATTTTCGGTACACGTTGTATCGCGCCGCGCCCGTGACTGCGGTCCACGACAAGGCGTTCCAGTAGCCGACGAGCGACAGGTCATTGTTCAACACGACCGGGGCGGACATCAGCGATTCCTCACCAGTGCTCGACAGCGCGGTAATCACATAGTAGTAATCCTGAAGCGTCGGCGTGCCTGTCGATCCTTTCTGTGCGGTTCCTGCTACCCCGGTCGGGGGGGACATTGACGAAACGAAACTGATCGTAGTGAGCGTCCAGTTGGACGCGCCGAGCCGACGCAGTTCCATCGGTGGATAGTTAGGATGCACGAGCGTCATGACGTCGGCGGATTGCACATAGTGCAGATCGAACAGGTCCGCTTCAGCGTAGGGCGTCGCCACTTCGTATACTGCCGTGCCGTCGGCGGTCAACAGTGTCTGCCCGTTGGTGTGGAACCGGATATAGTTCACGCCGAATTCCAGCGCCATCGTCTGCGTGATGCTGTACGTGAAGGGGATCATGCGCGAGCGGGTCGCACTATTCTTCGTCGCAAGCACGAACGCGGTACCGGCGCGGTTCACCGCCGGGCCGTGTGGCAGGGTAATGAAGTTGCGGCAAAGCGCAAGCCCGGTCTGGAACTGGTCCAGGTCGACGCGGCCGAACAGTTCCGGCGTGATCTCGCCCGCAGCGAATGAGCGCGACAGATTTTTGATATTCGGCATTATCGGTTCTGAATCCAGGGCGCGGGGCGTTGAGACTGCGACGGGGACCGGCGGCGGTTGTTCGCGTCGTTCGTCTTTGCCGCGGACAGGCTCAGCATGTAGCCCTGCATCATCGCCTTCGTCACCGCCATGCCGGTGTCGCCCTTGATGACCGGACCGGCCAGATACGCGGCCAGCAGCCATGCGATAGCGTCGACAACCTGCGCGCTGAATTTCGTCGTGTCGGTGATGCTCGCGACGTAGCGGATAATCGCGTTCTCGAGATTCGTGTAAACGACGCCTGTGCCGTCGGCGCGTGCCTCAAGCTCGTACGGCACGGCCGGCATCGTGAAGCTGTCGTCCTGCCAGTGCCCGCAGCGCTCGTCGATCGGGTAGAACGTCGGCGCGTTAGGATCGATCAGGTCGATGATGTTGCGGCAATCGCTCGGCGTCTGGTACACGAACGAGAAGCCGGGCGGGGGCGTGTCGGTCAGCAGCGCGAGGTTCGCGCGCTTCGTGGCGAATCCCCATTCATGCGACTCAAGCACAAGGTCGCGCGCGACCGGATAGAAGCGTGCGCAATGCTCGGCCTGCGCGCTGCCTTCGGGCGGGCTGATGCTCGACACCGTGGCGCGATCGCCCAGGTGCCCAAGCGCCAGATTGCAGATATCGACTTCGCTCGCCAAAGCACACCCCTCAAATAGAAACGGGAACCGCGCAGGCTCCCGTAATCACTCACCGTTGCGCGAACCGCTCAGGTCAGATCGGCCGGATTCGGAAGGTTGTCAGCGCCGCTGTGCGGCTTGCCGCCGAGCGGGTTATTGCCCGTGGTCTGCGGCTGTGCGGCCTTCGCGCGCCTCATCGGCTTGCCGTCTGCGCGCTCCATCCACGATTCGTGAAACGCCTCGTCGTCCGCGATCTCGAACTCGTCGCCCGATTCGCGGAACTGCCCGTAGTAGCCCTTGGCGGTGGCGATAACCTTGATGCCCATGTGTTGCGCTCCGATGCAATCGAAAGAGCCGGGCCGAAGCCCGGCTGCTCATTACGCGACGGTGAAGCCCTTCGCGTAGTCGACCGTGCCGTTGAGCGTCTGGAGATCTTCGACCAGGCCGGCGGTGATCGCGCCTGCGGTCATCGTGCCGACGACCGTGTATTGCAGACCGACATAGCGGCGATACTTGCCGTACGGCAGGTCGAGGCCGATCAGGCGGGCCTTTGCGGTCAGGCTCGCCAGCGCAATCGCACCGGTGGTGTAGTGCGTGATGACGTTGGTCGTCAACGCCGCATCGTCAGCCGACACGAGCGCGATCGCGAGGGACGTGCCGCCAGCAAAAGCGGCCGAACCGACCTGCGCGAACAGGCTGACGTCCTGACCATCACCGATACCAGACTTGGTGTTCGGGCCGCCGCTCGGCAGGGTGTCGATTACGTTCGTCGAATTCGCGGTGACCGTGACGGCCTGCGCATCCGAGAACAGGCTTTGTTGATCCATGATCATGGTGTGTTACTCCTGTTTCGTTTAAGAGCAAGCCGCCGAAGCGGCCCGCACCTTTGCGCTTCGCTTAGACGACGCGCGCTTCGGTGGACAGAAGCGCGTCGACGATACGGATCGGAATTCCGAGGAACGACGTGGTGATCTGGCCTTGAGCGACTTCGATGCTCAGCGCGTTCTGCGACTTGTTCAGCGCCTGCACGCGCAGCATTTCGCCGATCGTGCGGTTCACGTAGAACACCGGGCGGCCCATACCCTGTTTCGGGATACGCGCCGTCATGCGGATCAGCGTCTGGATCAGATCCACCGGCGACGTACCGTTCACGCCGGGGAACGTCGGCGTGGTCGCCAGCGTGGTCAGATCCGACACGTTGATGTTTGCGGCGCGCACGACATAGCGCCAGTCCTTGAGCGCAATGCCGCATTTCCACTGCCAGCGGTCAGCGATCGCGCGGAAGCGGTTGTTGTTCGCGTCGAACGCATCGATCTCACCGAGATCCTGGTGATAGATGCCGGCCTTCGAGCCCTTCGGGAAAATGCCGGTGACGGTCTGATCGCCCCAGTTCATCAGCCAGATCGAGCAGTTGTTCGAGCCCGTGCCGCCGCAGTCGATGATGTTGTTCGCGTTCGGTGCGCCACTGATCGCGCCATAGCGCGGTGCGAGGCCCGTGAAGCGCTCGGCGTTGACCGTCGTGTCGCCGTAGAACAGCGTCGAGGCCATCGTCTCATTCATTGCTTCGAGGAACGAATTGGCTTCAGACAGGCGGAACGCAGCCGTGTTGCCGTTCAGGTTCGCGACGTCGACGTCGATCTCGTTGCGCGCTTCCAGCATGCCGGTTGCTTCGTCGACCTGTGCGCGGGTCGATTTGCTCGGCGGAACGCCGCCGTAGAGCTTGCGCCAGATGACCGTCGGCAGGCCGGTGCGGATCGTCGTGCGGTGACCGGTCGGCAGGTTGCCTTCCGTCCAGATCGCATCAAGCAGAATTTCGTTGGTCTGATTGAGCAGTTCGACCACGTCGGCCGTAGCGCCGCTAGGGTCGAGCGATTTCGCTACGTCGAGCAGCGTCGGATTCTTCGTGCCAAGTACAGCCATGATGTGCGCCCCTTATTTCTGGTTCGGATAGAGACGGTTTTCAATCGGGGTGTTGGCGCGATCTGCCTGCGCTGCAGCACCCGTTACGAGTTGCCCGTCCTCACTGATTGCCTTGCCTGCCTTGACCATGAACCGGACGATCTCCGGGTGATTACCAAGGCCGCTTTGATTCAGCAGCGTCTTAAGCTCTTTCGAGCCGAACGTGTCGAGCGCTTTCTTTGCGACGCCCAGGTTCTCGGACAGCTTGTCGCCGCCGATTTCCTTATCCGTCGTGGTCTGTTCCGCCCATTCGGCGGTCATCACCTTTTGCTGCTCGACCAGCTGCGTCGCAAACCCTTGCGCCTGCTTGACGCCGAGATCCGCGATACGCTGCGCCTGTTCGGGCGTGAGGCCGAATTCCTTGGCCGTCGTCTTCAGTTCCTCGATCGCCTCGCCTTTCAGCTCGACGCCATCGGGCAACTTGAATTCGTAGACGACTTCCTTTGCAGGTTCTGCGGGCTTCGCGTTCGCGTCGTCCGGTTTCGCTGCAGCGGGTTCGGCTGGCTTTGCGTCTGTGCTCGCTGCCGGCGCGTTGCTGGCATCGGGCGCTGCTGCCTGGCTCTGCGGTGCATCGGCGGGGCTTGCCGTCGTGCTGGTCGCGTCTGCCGGTGCCGCCTGGCTATCAGTGATGGGGTCAGCCATTTGGTTTTTCCTTTACCTTCGCTTCAGTCGCCATCTGCGCGTACAACTCGGCACCACCGTCGATCGAATGGATCTGTGCCATGAGCCTTAGCGCAATGCTGCGTTTGCCTTCGTTGAAGATCGACCAGTTCGCGTTGCCGTCGAACGACTGCTGGTACAGTCGGGCGTCGCCGAGAAGGCGCCACATGAATCGACGGCCGCGTTTGCCGCTCATGAGCCAGCGAACATCGTCCAGTTCCATTCCAAGTTCAAACTTCGACTGTTCCTTCGCGCTCGCGCGTTGTTCGTCGAGCGCGGCAAGGTCGGTCGGATTGAAGTCGGAACTCATGAGTGCGGAGAATACGGGCGCGTGTTCGGGGTATGGTT